TCAATGACCTTCTGTTCAGGCTGCTTTGTACTGCGTACTTTTCCGTACTCTTTCATGCTTTTTACCACCTTTCTTGATATGATCTTTATAGTACCTATCAGCATAAGGCTGAATTGGTTCAATATATTTTTCAGACAATCGGCTGCTATCACAATATTTCAACCAACCCTTATAGGAATTGATTGCACACCATTCTGAATAGTTCATTTCCTGACCGCTTTCAATCTTCTTCCTAATTGCGGTCATTTTCCGTTCAAATTCCTGACAGGTGGATTTTCTAAGAAGGGTATCTTTCAAGAAAATCCTGTACCCTACAAAATCAATACCCCGGATGAACGAAGGGAATATCTGATAGTTGCCTTTTATTCTTAATTTCAAATTCTGTATGAAATATTCATTGATTTCTGCAAGTAACTGATGCAGTTCTTCTTTGGTTCTTGCAAAAATACAAATATCATCCATATAACGGTAATAATGTTTTACCCGCTTTACTTCTTTTATCCAGTGGTCAAAACCTGACAAGAAGAAATTCCCGTCATACTGTGAAAAGTAATTCCCTATTGGAATACCGACACCTTCAATGAAGTCCTTGCCGTTTACCTTCACTATCTTGATTTCATTACCACAAGACCGATAAAATTCAATGTTTTCATCCGTTGCCGGACAAGTGCTGATTGAATCAATTACTTCATCAATCAGTTCAAGCAGTTCAGGGTCTTTGTACTTCCGTCTGAACTTCTGTTTTAGTGTTTCGTGGTCAATGGAAGGGTAAAATTTCTTGCAGTCTATTTTCAAGCAATAGATCATTTCTTCCGGCACGGTATCAACCGCCAACCGTAACTTCTTGTATGCTGCATGAATACCCTTGTTTGGTATTGCACTGTATGTATCATCAGTGAAATACGCTAATAACTGCGGTTCAATCACCTGTAAAACCGCCCATTGTGCAATTCTGTCAGGGAAGAATGGAAGTTTGTATATTTCCCGTTCCTTCTTGCCGTCCTTTTTCGTAAAAGTGGCATATTCCGAAGTTTTGTATAAATGGTTTTGAAGCATCCATTGCAGACCCGCCAAATAGTAATATGGTCTTTTCTCAATCTGCTGAACTTCCTTGTACCATCCTTTGCCTTTCTTTGCGTGTTGAAACGCAAGATACAGGTTATCCATTGAACAGATTTTTTCATAAAGATTGCCATACCGTTTCACGCTTGTCTGTTCCCTTCTGTATGCACTGAACCGAACTTTCAACCCGTCAGGTGACGGTCTACTAATACAGCCCATGTATTTTGATGTTTTGCCAAGTGGCACGGTAATCAGTTTTCAGTACATTGATTTATAAGAACACCCCGCCATTTGATATGCTACC